CAGCCGGACCGACGCGCCGGAGGCGTGGACCAACCACGCCTCTCCCCCCGGTACTGGCAACGGGCGCCGGCCATCGTTGAAAAAGCGCCAGCCCACGCTGGCCACGCCGCCGTCGGCCTCCTGAAAATCCAGCTCCACCGCATCGCCGATCGATGGCGCCAGAAACAGCCCCCAACCCGCGCCCGCCCAGGCGGTTTTCAGGGGCGCCCAATCGGTCAGCGTCCCATCGGGCTGCAACTTGACGCGCACTGCGTGATTGGCCGGATCGTAGCCATCGACCGTACCGTGCCGGGTGGCCGCGCGCAGTCCCGCCACCTCGGACGCAACGCGCCGGGCATGATTAAGCAATTCCTGCATCATGATAATTCCTTTGCCCCGCCGCCGGCCACAGAGGCTTTCCCCAAGGCGGGGCGTTCACGCGCCGATATTTTTCGCGTTTAAAGTCATGCGGTAACCGCCTGCCGCCGACATCGTCCGGCGCACGGCATCGGGGAAATAGTCCTGGTCCCAGGGCGTATCGGTGCCCTGCACGGCCACGATCGTCCGGCAATCCAGCAGATCGTCGCCAGGCATCTCGGCGCTCAGCCGCACCTCATGCCGGGCAATCTCCCGATAGCGCGCCAGCGCGAGCTGCTGACACTGGTCCTGGGTCAGCCCCGGGGCAATAAAGCTGTAGGCCAGCGGCGATATTTCCGGCGCGGCCGCATCCCGGTCCGGCTTTGGCCAAGTCGCGGCGAACCGCTTGCCTTGCCGCGCATGCCAGCTCTGTACGGTCACGCTGACCCCCCGCGCCAGCGTCAGGCTGCGCTCAAAGCGCAGCGCGGCCACGTTGGCTGCAGGCGCGGCAGTGCCCGGGCCAGGTTGCCGCCAGTCAATGACATAGCGCCCCGCTGCGGCGGGATCGGGCCGAGGCTCGAAATGCAGCTCGTCGCCCAGCACGAAGGCGTCGAAATTCTCGAACCCGGCCAACTCGGTCAAGATATCCCATTCGCTGCGCTGTTGCGTCAGGCTGATGTGGTTCTGGCTGTAAAAGGTCCCGACCGGCGCGGTTGTTTCGCTAACAACCGGCGTCAGGCCGTGATTCTCGGCAAGCACGGCGGCGATCTGGCTGGATGTCTGGTTGAGGTATCCCGAGCTCACCATGGTGTCTATCAGCAACGCGGTCTTGTCGCGGCCGGTCAGCACCAAGGTCCCGCGCAGGGGATCGAAAGCGATGTCGTCTACCTGACCTGAAATCAGCCGGTCGGTCAGAACTGGCTGATAACCGCCGGGATCGACGGGGTCGGCAGAGGCGAAAATCTCTGCGGCGATCGCCACCTGCGCGCCAAACCAATCGGGGCCGCAGCCATGCGGCAGCTGCGCCGCAGCAAAGCTGACGGCAAAACTGTCCGCAGCGCAATAGGCGTTGCTCTCGACTTCCCAGCTTTCCCAGCCAGCCATCACCATCCCGTTGAGCCGCACAGCGCCCCGCGGGGACCGAGCAAGGGCTCCAGTGGCAAAGGGCATCCAGTCAGGCATCGAGCACCCCCGTCGCGAGTACAGCGTCCGCCGGCGGGATAACCAGCCGGGCGATACCAGAGATCGAAGGATCGTTAAGTTGGTTGGCCTGGGCGATCCGGGTCCAGCGGCGCGCATCGCCGTAGGCCGTGGCAGCAAGATGATAGAGATCGGTGCTTCCAGTGGTCAGCGGGGCGCCGCCCGCGCCTGCGGTCCCACTGGCGGCTGCAAGATTGGTCGTCATCCGGGCCAACGCCTGCGCGGTGGCGTTCAACAGGCGAGATTGGCTCACCGCATCCGCGGCCGCCGTCAGCCCGGCGCCAAATTGGCTGAGCCGATCCGGACCAACGGGATTACCATCATTGCCAGCCGTCGAAAGCGGCCCCAGCGCCGCGAGTTGCGCCGATGCGGCGCCGTCCAGCCCGGTTGCTTGCGACCGCGCGGTCGCGATCAACGGTAACAATGGGCGAATCGCCGCAGACGTCAATCCACCGCTGCCACTGGCGGAAACAGCGTCGTCAACGCCCGCGACGGCCGCGATCAGTCCGCTGTCGCCGATCGCCCCGGCATTGCCGGCAGCAAAGGCCAGATCCTGCGCGATCATCTGTGACAGTCCCGCCGGACTCGTGCCTGAGCCACCCTTGCCCAAGTCACCAACTACCTCCAGCGTGATCGAATAGGGCAGGTTGGGTCCGGCGCGGAATTCGGCGGAAAAGGCAGCGATGATCACGGTATAGGCAAATTCGCCAAAACGCAGCGCCAATGGCTCGCCGGCCTCGGCCAATTGCTTGAGGAACCGCGCGCGCGCCAATGCCTGCGGGCCGGTAAACCAGCCCGACCATTCGGGCCGCAATGGCAACGCGCCCATCGCGTCGATTACCCGTGTTCCGCCGACCAACGTATGGACATGCAATTGCTGGGAGACGCCAAAGCCGATGCTCTCGGGCACTTCGCCTCGCGCAAAGGTAAAATTGCCCAGCGACAGCGTGATCATGGTTCCGCTCATAGCCCGGCTCCCGCTGGCCGCAGCGCAGCCATGCCGCTGTTGAAGCGAGCAGCCGAAGTGTTGGGCCGCGCGGCGGCCCGCGTCTGTTCGACGGTGATCGCCGCAGCGAGATGATATCCCACCAGCGCCTTGTCGAGATAGACATCGCCTGCCGCCGCCTTGCCCTGCGGCTGTCGCACCGTGTGGTGAAAGCCTGGAGCGACGGCCTGGGGCAGCGGTGGCGCAGCGATGCGGTGCGCGCGCCCGGCGACGATCCCCGCCATGGCAATCGACGCGGCATGGCTCGGGGCTTTGCCCAAACCCGCAATCCGAGCCGCCAGGCGCGGGGCGATTGGCACCTCCAGCCGAGGCTGCGCGGCAGTTATGCTGATCAACGCGGCACCGCGATTTCGTCTCGACAACCCGCCAGGCAGGCGGATTTTACCCCGGGCGAGCGCACCAAACGTCCGGCCTGATCCGCCAAACCCGACTCGGCCCGACCGGATCCTGGTTGGCCTGACGGTCAAGGCGCCAGGCAATTGCCGGCGCATGCTGGCGGGCATGATCCCGCTGGCCAACAGGGCATGCCGCACTGTGGCCGGGAACCGTGCGGCCATCGCCGCACGACGCGGGGCGAGTGAACCGGTTCCATAGCCGGCGCGCGGTGCCCGTTCCTGACGGTGCGGGGCGCCACGCCCCACAGCGAGCGGCAAGTGGGCCAAGCCCAGCCCCGCATTCATCCGGCGCAGCGCTTGTATCCGCGCCATCAGCCGCTGGGTCTGATCGATCTTTGTGATGGAGGCTCGCTGGCGATAAAATCGAGTCATGCCCGCGGTAACGCGCAAGACATGGCTGATCACGGCGCTATTGACCGCCAGGCGATAGGCCGAATTATTCATGATCTGGCCCCTGTGACAAATAGTTCCGCAGCCATGCCCTTGGTCGAGCATGTCTGTTCCGGTCGATAAGGATCTAGGCATGATCTTCGAACGACAGCGTCTCGACATTCAGCCGGCTGCCGTGAAACGCCGAAAAGCGCATGGCCATCCAGGCGCGGGGAATGTCGTCCAGCGCGAAGGCCACGTCGAACGGCACGCCATTATGGACGAGCCACAAGGCTTCATTCAGCGGCTCGTCCCTCAGCCATTTTTTAGCGCAGCCTCCGCTTCCACCGCGGACGGCGGCAAAAAGTGCTCCAGCACGCCCGATTGCGCGGCCTCATTGCCGTCGTCGCCCAGCCGGGCATAAAGCGCCCGCAATTCGCCGTCGCTGGCCGGGGTCGCCACCGCCATGCCGTCGATCGCCGCGACATATGGCAGATGCATGACCTCGGCGAGATACAGCTGGTTGATCTCGGCACCTCCCGCAGCCTTGGCAAAGTCCAGCCGGGCGAGCGGGGCTGGCTTTTTAAGCGAGAGGGTGCGGCCATCGGCGCAGACCACGTCCACGGTCCGGTTCGCTGCCGCCAGGATTGCCATGGCGGGCGAAACCCCGCTGGTGGCGTCTGTTATTGTCACGGTCGCCATCGGTTAAGCCTGCTGCACGCGCTGCGACGCCACGGCGGACAGCGTCTGCTTCACCGTACTGTCGGCGGACCACTTGCCGGGCTCGTCGAATTTGAGCATGCACGACTGATAGCGCCACTGCGTCACGCTGCCGTCGGGCTCGGTGATGGTCTGCTGGATCGTACA